CTGCTGTGGAATTAGCCAAACAAATAATTCAAAAAATTAACAATGATATTTTTCCCTCTGCTGACTTGACTATATAATAATTTTGAGTAAGATAGGACATGTCTGATTTTAGGGAAGTAGTCCTTTCAAAAAAAGAAATTCAATTAATTCTTGAATCTCTGCTATATTTTGTTTCTCCAGAATTAGATCACACAAGATACCAAGAAGATTTGATAGAATCCACTCAATTGGCCATACGTCTAAGAATGGCTCATCAAAACATACCCACTTCTAATATCATTTTTATGGAAAATATCTCAGAACCATCTGGATATACTTCTGAATTGTTAAAGTTTTTCCCTGAAATTTCTAGAATTAATTTATGAAAATAGCTGTAGTAGGAACCCAATGCATAGGTAAATCAACCTTTATTAAGGATTTTTTAAATAAGTGGCCGATGTACACCACTCCAGAAAAAACATACAGAGATTTAATTAAAGAAAAAAATATTCCGATTAATCAATTAGGCTCTGAAGAATCTCAACAAATGATTTTAGATTTTTTGGTAGATCAATCCATGTCTTGTTCTAAGACAGAAAATGTTATATTTGATAGATGTGTTTTAGACAATCTGGCTTATTCTTCTTGGTTACATTTAAAGGAAAAGGTGTCTGAAAAATTTTTAGATCAGACAAGAATTTTGGTGAGAGAAACCTTAAAAATGTTTGATATTATTTTCTTCTTACCCATCACCAAACATTCCCCAGTGGAAATAGTTGAAGATGGTTTGAGAGACACAGATCCTATTTTTAGAACAGAAATAGATAATATTTTCAAAGTTTTTATGCAGTCTTATTTGAAGGGAGACGGAAGAATTTTTCCAAAAGGAGACAGCCCTCCTATTATTGAAATTTATGGTTCCCCAGAACAGCGCATAGCGTTGGCTTCTATGTATATTAACGAAGAAGGAGCACCTTACGGCGAAGAACAAAGTCTTATAACTGACATCTATTAAAGATAAATAAAAGATATGAGTTCATTTGACAATCTTTATATTCACCATTTAGAAGAAATGGCAAGATCTTCAGACACAGCCGACTTCAGCAAAGTGCCAGAAGATTTCGCCAGCCAGGCAGTCCCTAACCGAGGCAAGGCTAATAGATTTGGTAAACATCAAAATTCAGACGTTCAACCATTTTTTCAATCTGTAGTACAAGATTTTTTAACCAGAGAAAATAAAAAAATTACATACGCTGAGGTTTCTACAGCTATCAAAAACATTTTATTGAAGGGCAAGGACAGAGGGGGAATGGGTATGGGACCAACTTTTGCAGCTAAATGGACTCAACACTTAGCTGATGTACTTTTTAAACTTCTTAAGAGTGTGAATGCAGCTGCTAAAGAACCAGAAAGCAATCCGGAAGCTTCTAGTACAGAATCTGGAGACGAAACTTCTATTGATGTTGCACCACAAGCTTCTTCTGAAGAAGCTCCAGAGAGTCAAGAAGATACCCAGGAAGATACCCAGGAAGATACCCCGGAAGATGAACCAACACCTTCAGATAAAGATCTGGAAGCCACTGCTGAATTGAATTTATCTTCAGAAGAAGAAACTCTATTGGACATTATTAAGAATACAGGAGGAGAGGTTTCTAATAAACAAATTTTATCTGATCCTTCTACTCCTTTTAAATTAAGAGATGATCCATCAAAATTGAGAGAAGTCCTTGGTGGTATGGGAAGAAAAGGACTCATCACCAGGGGTGAGACTGGTTGGGTTGCTAAGGTGCGCCAACCATCAGATTCAGAAGCAGTTTTTGACAGAGATGAAGAAGGTGAAGATTATGGTGCAAAAGATACCATATCTCGCTATGCGTCAGAATATGGAGAGAGACCAGATTTTGGCTCTCAATTTGAAAGTTATGATGTTATGAAAGCCTTTATTCACTCTTTTAAGAGTAAAGGTCTTGAGTAATTTTTAATTACTAGTTATACTAGTAATATGAGGCAGTTACCTGGAAGCTATGTTTTAAATAAGTTTTATACTTTAGCAGGAGAACCTACATTTCGTAAGTTTGATGGTAATTACAATGCCTCATGTCCTATATGTCGTGAAGGCAAGAGCTGGTTGAAGAAAAAGAGACTTTATTTTTATCCTTCGACCAGCTCTTTTTATTGTTTTAATTGTAACAAAGCATGGAATGCCATAAATTGGATTTCTGAAGCAGGATCCCTTACTAGAGAAGAAGTGGAGTTAGAGGCACATAATCAAAATTTTTCAGTAGATATCACCAACAACATTTCATTTAATAAATTGGTAAAAAGAGAAAGACCAATCCTTCCGCATGATTCAATTAATATCAATGATGGCCAGCAGCAACATTTTTATAAAAGTAACAAATACTTTCAATTGGCATTGAATTATCTAGATCAAAGAAGATTGAGATCAGCTTGTAATAAAAATGAATGTTATTATATTAGTTTGACAGATAATTTTCACAAGAATCGATTGTGTATACCGTACTATGATCGCAATTCTAAAATTTTATTTTATCAGACAAGATCAGTAGATGGCACAGAACCTAGATATCTTAATAAAATAGGTTGTGATAAAACAGTTTTTGGTATAAACAGAATATCTACAGATTTAGATAAGATTTTTTTATTTGAAGGACCCATAGATGCCATGTTTGTTAAAAATGGAGTGTCATTGGCAGGATTAACCATGACATCCATACAGGAAAAACAATTCATGGAATTTCCTTTTCATGAAAAAATATGGGTATTGGACAATCCTAGAATAGATACCGCAGCAAAGGAAAAAATATTCCAGCTATTAGAGCAAAAACAAAAGGTATTCCGTTGGCCTCAAAACAAACCATACAAAGATTTCAATGAATGGGCTGTAAAAGAAGGAATCGACGAAATACCTTATGATTTTATTTTAGGATCTTTATATTAAGACATTCTTGTGATTTCTGCATCACGTTGTTTCTTTGGAGCTAAGTTAATAAATCCATTAAGAGTTTCTTTTAACTTGGCAATTTCTCCAGCAATACGAGAAATACTATCAGAAGCCTTACGTGTGATACCACGCAAGAGAGATCCTGGCCTATCTTCAGATGCCAATGTCTTGGCAAGTGATTGAGATGTAGGACTGTTCATAAATTCAGCAAATTGATCCAATTTTTGTGACCATTCACCAATTTCTCTTATAGCATTAGCTGTAACGGAAGGATCTGTTCCTTGAGTATCAAAGTTATCTTGAGGAGTTTGATCCTCTAAGGAATTATTAAAATCATCAGAATTTTGATCTGGTGTAAAATCTTCTGGATCTTTTTGATCTAAAGTATTATCTTCCACCCCGGCTTCAGTAACTATATGTTTCACGAAGTGTTTGATGAAAGGAGCATATGATTCATCGCAATTATATTCACCTTGATTAGCCTTTAATATGCGAGATATTTCTTTTTGGTGTACAGATGCACCATTTTTCTTTTTTTGGGATTGAATTGCTTTCTTCATTGATTTATAGTATATTTACCTCATGGACAGTACAAATAACTCAAAGTCTTGTGTAGTTTTATACAGTGGTGGCATGGATAGTACAGTCGTTTTGCACCACGCCTTAGCAAATTATTCCAAGGTATATGCATTAGCCTTTGATTACGGACAAAGAAACATCAGAGAATTGTCTGGAGCAGAAGATTATATCTCCAATTATATTCACAAATCTTCTTTTGCAGACAAATTAAAATATTCCCGCATGCCATTACCTTTAAAATTTTTAAATTTTAATTCAGCATTGACTAGAGATGACATAGAAGTTCCTAAAATGAAGGAAGTTATAGGTGATCCACAAAATATGGCATATGTACCAAATAGAAATATGATTTTTTTATCTTTGGCTATTGGTATGGCAGAAAGCGTAGAAGCCGGTGATGTTTTATATGGAGCTGCTAAGGCAGATGATACTTCTGGTTTCTGGGATTGTACTCCAGATTTTAGAAATCTTTTAAATAACATCATTTCTTTAAATCGCAGAAATTTAATTCAGATTAAAACTCCTCTTATTGATAAAACAAAAAAAGAAATTATAGAATATGGTCTAGAATTAGGTGTAGAATTTGCTTGGACCCGAACTTGTTATACAGAGCATGAAAGTTCTTGTGGAGAATGTCCGAGTTGTTCTGCTCGTTTGGCAGGGTGGATTCAAGCAGGTAAAATAGATCCTTTAAAATATTCCAGAGAAATTAACTGGACAAAGTATAATTGTACTCCAATATATTAACATGAACATTTGCATTAAAGAAAGGAGGGTATCTCTATTTGTGGAATAGCAGGTAGTTCAGATTTTGAAAAGGCTTATAATCTTTATAGGCTTAATTTATCTCGAGGTAGTTACTCATCTGGATTGATGGCAGTAGATACTAAGACTGGAGCTCATTTCATTTATAAGCAACAAAAACCTTTCGAAGACCCAGACAGAGATTCATTAATGTGGAAAAAGAATCAAAGTCGTAATGATTATGATTATTTTTTATTTCATTCTAGAGCACCCACCAATAGTACAGAAACAAAATGGTCTTCAGAAACCACACATCCATTCAAACATGATAATTGTAATGTAGCTCATAACGGAATTATTACTAATTTTCAAGAACTTAACAAAGATTTAAATTTTAAAGTAGATTCTCAATTTATACCCTTTGATCTTTTAAGGACATATAGTATTAAAAAAACATATTCCAACTTGCAAGGATTACTTACTAGTTGGATAGTTTGGGGTAAAGAGGTTTATGTAGTTAAAGCTGGAAGTTCTTTGTGGATGGATCAAGATTCCTTTTCTTCTACACAATTTGAAGATTCTTCTTGTATAGAGGAAGATGGAATTTGGTTTAATTTTAAAAACGGTCAATTTGAAAAGACAGGAACCTTTTCTTATACTAATCCTTATTTTATATGAAAAAAATAACAGCTGTTATAGCAACTGAAGCAAAATCTATGCAAGAATTTGAAAAGCGACCTATTTTCAAATCTTTACAAAGACATTATGATCAAAAAGATTTATTTTCTGGCCATAATTTTAATTTTGAAATTATTAAAAATAATAAAGAAGGATTGCCCAAAGTTTACAACAAATTTTTAGATAATCCTCAATATGCCAAAGATATTCTTTTATTTGTGCATGATGATGTAGAATTGGAAGACATGTTTTTGATAGAAAAACTTCAAAATTCTCCTTATGAAGTGACCGGTTTAGCCGGAACCAAGAAAGCAGATCTTTCAAAACCTCCCGGATGGCATTTAATGAGTTCTAAAGAAGATTGGGTAGGAGAAGTGGCTCACTGTGAAGTAGTCAACGGAGAAAATAAAGTATGGACTACTTGTTTTGGACCAACAAATTCCAGAGCTTTATTAATAGATGGACTTTTTATAGCAGTAGATGTCAAGAGCTTAAATCAAAAAAAAGTTAGATTTAATGAAAAATTTGAATTTCATCATTATGATTTATCATTTTGTATTGATTGCAATAAATCAAAGGTTAAAATAGGAGTTTTGCCTATCAGAGTCATTCATCACGGACTAGGTGATAGTATGCTTTCAGAAGATTGGAAAGTCAGTGCTGAAATATTCAAGCAAACATACGGTACTAATTAAAAAATTCTTTTATAATAAAAATATGAATAGATCAAACTTTTATAAAGATGAAAATTATGATGGCTCTTTAATCCATGGACGATTTGGGTATAGACTCTTTCGTGAGAGATATAACCCTTTGGGGGTAGTTTATATTACCCGAGGTAATATGGATGTTAAAGACAATTTAATTGATTTAGAGGATAAGCTATCTAATGATTTCATTTACTCAGATGATGCTTTGAGTATTTGTTGGGAGATTCCTAATATGAATCCAGCCGGAGCAGTATTCTTTCAAAGATTGTTTATGAGAGAAATTGCTAATCATTTTAAAACAGATCAATTTGGACTTTATGATTTCTATGTCGATGGTGATGATCTAATGATGCGCAAGAAAGGCATGGGCGAAAATAATCGAGAAGAATTTGGCAAAGCCAGTGTCAGTATTACTAAGGTAACAGACGGTATTGCTTTGGGTCATATTGGCATTAATATTTCAGCTGGATCCAGAGCACCTAGTTTTGCTTTTTCATTGTATTTGACAGACGAAAAAGTGAATGAATTGGCTAGTATAATTGAAGAAACTTTTTATGATATTCTTCATGATTGTTTCATTGCCACAACCAAAGTAATTTAATGGTTAAGAAAAAATTTAACGATGACTTGTTTGTTTATTTGGATTGGATTTTAAAAAAACCAACCAAAGAACCTCTTTTACAAAGTACACCATCTATTTTTATCACAAATAGATGGTTGTCTATGTTAGATTTAAATGCTGCTAATATAGTAAATGCTACATTCAACAGATGGATTAAAAATAAATCTTTTAGTTCAGATAATTTTATTGCCGGCAAATTTTATAAAACAGTCTTACCAAAGACCAGCAAGAGAATTTTTTATATTAAAAAGGAAAATAAAGAAAAATCTTCTTCACAAGATGATGAAAGTTGTTTAGCTAAAAATTTAGAATTATCTCAAAGAGAAATACAAATGTATAATCAAACACTTGATTATTTGAAAAATTCATTTAAATAAAAACATGATTGACAGACCCACAAATTTAGAAGATCGCATTGGTGGAAAAATTCAAATGGAACATTATCAAGGTAATGACTTTGAATTAGAAGATTGGTATTTAGACAAGGTGTTAGATAACATCTTAATGGTTCAGTATGCAGACATTAATGAAGAAGGCACAGAAGTTAAGAGAGGAAGTATATGGATTCCACTGGCAGCTGTTCAGCATACATGGAGAGTAGCCAAGGTTATTAAAGCTGGACCAGAATGTAAACTAGTTAAAGAAGGAAATGACGTAGTATTTCCTAATGACAGAGGATTACAAGTAGCTAATTTGAACGGATTAAAAAATATAGCCTTTTTAAACGAAGATCGTATTTTCGGTATTTGTTCTCAAAAACAAACTTAAAGTGAATTTATCCTATTCTGGCTTATCACAATTGTTAGCAAGTAATGTGGTGGAATTAAGATTTACTAGAAGAAATCCACGAAGTAATCGGCCGCCCACAAGAAGAATGATGGCTTCTTTATGTACTGCTATTTTAGATACAGATTTAGGAAGATCTATTTTTAATTTTAAACCACCAACTGCAGCTCCTTCATACTCCGCTAGTGCTTATAATTTACTTGTAGTGTATGATTTGTTTATGCAAGATTGGAGGTCTATACCAGCAGATGCCACAGAAGTTGTTAGAGTACTGCCATCCAATCCTCCATCTGAATTTTGGGAATATTTTTCCACAACTATATCTAAAATGACAGTTTCTCAAAAAGCAACTTTCATGGATCAATAATGAATATTAATAACACACAACTAGAAGATATTTGTAAATTTTTGTTACAAAAAAATATTTCTTTAGAAATTAATGACAAAGTTTTTAAGTCTGGAAAATTATTACTTTTTTACCAAAAGAATTTTTATTTAACTTTTGTTTTAAATTCTAACAAAAAAGAAAAAGATAAGGTTGAAATACCAATACCTTATGACACAGAGGCTCATTATGAAGAAGGTCTTTTATATTTTGACTATAGAATAAAAACTCTGAGTAAATTGGCGCCAGACATGGAAAATTATTTAAAAATATATCCCTCTAAGGTGTCTGGTAACAAATATTGGGATACTATATTAACCATTAATGCAAACAATTAAATCCTTTCCAGTGTTTAGTGTATTTTCTGGAACTTTTTATGATCTTCCAGATTCAGATACAGAATTACTAGCAGATGGTCATCTACCTCTTCTTAAATTACCCAAATCCTGTAAAAAATGTCATGATAGGGGTTATACAGGCAAAGATCTACAAAATCTTACATATTTTCCATGTTCTTGCGTGCATAAAGTATTAAATTTTGATATCCTTAAGAAGATTGAAAACAAACATTCCAAACTTCCTTGATTATTTTCCTAGTTCAGAAGGAGAAACACCCAGAGACCAACAAGTTTATGCGCTGAAACAAATAAGAAAAATTTTTGAATCCGGCAAAAAATATGTTATAGCTCGATTACCCACAGGTTCGGGTAAGTCCCACGTAGCTTCAGCAATAGCCCGTTCATCACTTGCTATAGATGAACAAAGAAAGAGCCTATTAGAATCTTATGAAGCCTTTAAAAAAGACAAAAATGGTACTTCTATTCACGCTGAAACCTTTGACAGCAAGTCAACTTTTGGAGCTTTTATATTAACAATTACGCGTTCTCTTCAGAATCAGTATTTAGATTTATTTCCCGGACAATTGGCATTGAAGGGTCAAAACAATTACAATTGTGACGTAGACAAAAACCTTACAGTAGATTTTGCTCCTTGCCTCTTTACACCAGATTTGAGACAAGAATGTTTTAATTCAGATAGGTGTCCTTATTATAAGTCTCGCAAAAATTCATTAATATCTAAAGACCCTGTCTTGAATTATAGAGCGTTTTTAAATCTACCACCTTTTCTCCAACGCAGACAATATCTTATTTGTGATGAAGCAAAGGAAATTGAAAAAGAATTAGTGGGTCAAAATTCAATTACTTTGAATTATTCACAATTGATGGCAGAAGAAATTGCCTTTAAAAAAGTTATTTCAGACGACAGTGATGAAGCATATGCTTGGTTACAAGACATATTCTTACAATTAAAAACTCAATGCAATGATCTCAAACACAAATTATCTTTAATGAATAACAAGGGAAGTGTTTTAGAAGGCATTAAATTTAAAACCGCACAACGATTTGGTAAACTAAACAATTTATACAACTCAGTATGGGATATAGTAGATAATTGGCATGAGTGCGAGTTTTTAGTAGAGAATAAAGATTCTAAATCAGTAACTTTTGTTCCTTATAACATTAAACCCCTGGCTCAAAAAATGTTTAAAGCAGGGGATCGTATAGTTTTAATGTCTGCCACTATAAGTGACCCCGAAGAATATGCTAAAAGCCTTGGCATAAGCAAGAATGATTATGAGGTGGTTGACGTTGAATCTAGTTTTGATTCTAAAAAATCACCCATTTATTGTTCAACCAAGTATAGTTTATCGTTTAAAACTTTAGAAAGTAACCTTCCTCGTGTGTTAGATATGGTTGCACGAATTTGTGAAGAACATAAAGGTGAGAAGGGTCTTATTCACACCCACACCAATCAAATTACAGAGATGGTTCGTAAGAAATTGGGTAAAAATAAAAGATTTTTGTTCAGAGAAACTGGTACTTCCAATGAAGACATTATTTCACAACATAAAAATTTAATAGAGGAAGACACCATCTTGGTAAGTCCGTCTTTGGACACAGGGGTTAGCCTGGATGGTGACCTTGGAAGATTTCAAATCATCATTAAAGCTCCTTATTTGCCATTGGGTTCAAAAAGAATTAAGAAGATTTTTGACAAAAATCCTCGATATTATAGTATGATGATGTTAGATTCTATAATTCAAATGAGTGGCAGGTGTACTAGATCAAAAGATGACCATTCAGTTACCTATATTTTAGACGGAGCAGCAGTCAAAGCTATCACATCTAACAAAACCCATTTACCCAAATACTTTTTAGACAGATTTATGTAAGTATAGTTAGTGTATTAATGAAATCTTATACTTACCACGCAGAAATTATGACCATGATAGAGCAGTTTACAGCTGCTTTTAATGACATAATAGTTAAAGGATATGACAAATCGGGTAATTTAATAAGCAATAGTGATAAAAGTGTGCGTTTTATATATGCACCGAAGCAAAGAGTGTTTGATACTCTGAATACTCCTGGACCCGGAGGTATAACAACTCCGGTTGTTTCTGTCAGTCTAGGTGGTATCTCAAGAGACAAGTCCAGAGTTTTCAACAAAAATCAAGGATTCAGTATACCATACAATACTCCGGATTTTCCAGACCGTTTAATTAAAAATATTCCACAACCGGTACCCGTTAATATAACAGTTAACATGTCAATTATGACTAGGTATCAAGAACACATGGATCAAATTATTAGTAATTTTGTTCCATACTGTGATCCCTATATTATTATTTCATGGAGATTTCCGGGTTTAAAAGATTCTTCTACACAACATGAAATAAGATCTGAAGTTTTATGGGATGGAAATATAAAAACCAGTTATCCAACAGAATTACAAGCCAATCAATCTTTCAGGCTCACAGCCGACACCTCTTTTGTCATAAAGGGATGGCTCTTTAAGAGAATGGAAGAAGTTGTCAAAAAAATTTACTACATAGATAGTGATTTTATGCCAGTTTCTAAGACCTCTGTATTAGAAACTTTATCCGTAGAAACAGTTTCTCTATCAGCCACACCTAAAATCAAGAGTGTTTATCCTTATAATATCACATTTTGGAGCGGTACTGCAGTTGATTTACAACATACAGATCACATTAATCAATTTGAAATAGATTTATATGGAAAATATTTCTTTGAAATTAAAAATGTTTATCTAAGTGCTTCTAATCCTTATATGTTGTCAGGGGTTCAGCTGTATGATCCATTTGCCAATTTTTCAAAACTATCTGCAGATCATCCTCCATTCTTTGCAGTTAAGCTATCTAGTTTTGAAGTTTTAACAGATCAAAATTTAAAACTTTATTTTCCACAAATTCCCGGTGGTTCGGGATATGTTGATGTCATAGCAGAAAATGAATGTGGATATGGCAAGTTGACTGTGGGCAGTAGAAGACCTCCTATTAGTTCTTGGAGTGGCTGGACATTAGAACAGCCACCTTATGTGGATGGTATCCTGATTAATACAGCATTTTTTGCAACCAATCCCTATAAATCCGGAGAACTTGTCTCTAATGTAGGAGAACAAATTATAGACAATTTTACAAATCAAATAATTTGGACCTAAATATATTAGAGTATGCAAAAAAGGATAATAGATTTTCCATTAGTAAACAATCCACTAGGTTCTGATGCTTTTTTAGCGGATCATAGTGGTACCACCTCAAGGGTATCACTTAGTAGTGTGGTTTCTTATGCCAATTCATACATTACGCCTTCTATAAACATTACAAATACATCTTTATTGGTGTTAAGTGGTCAAAATTTAAATGAACATGCCACTTTTGGAGCTGATATAAATTCTTTAAACTCACAAGTAGGCTCTTTGACAGACGGAATTTCTAATTTACAAAATAATGTTGATTCTATTAATTCAGATTTAACCAATTTAAACGATTCTATAAGTGCTTTGTCTTTACAAACAGAATCATTATCTTCTACAACTGGTGGATTAATTTTTAGTTTTAATCTTTTAGATAATAAATCAACAAACCTCAATGCTTATGTAGCAGAACTTAGTTCTTGGGTGAATTCTTTAGATCTTAACTCTAATACCAATCCTTTTGTTTTAGCACTTAGTGCCAATGTAGAAAGTTTATCCGCCGGACAAATTAATTTAACTGACTTTACAAGCTCCATACAGAATGATTTACAGAGCTTACAAACTCAAGTAAATTTATTAGATTTAAATTATCCAAATAATTCTTATATTTTATCATTAAGTTCTTATTGTTTATCTTTAAGTGCAGATGTTCAAATTAATAGTTCAAACATTCAGTTATTAAGTGCTGCCTCTTCTGATGTTCAGCTCTTGAGTTCTTCCGTAGAATTATTAAAAACCTCTTTATCCCTTTCAAACACAAATATAGGAGAATTAAGTTCTAATTTTATTGGTTTAAGTTCTTTGTCAAATGAAATTAGTTCTGCTTTATTTGCATTAGATGAAACAGGGTTAATCACCAGCAATATATCATTTAGTGCCAATCAAGTAATTGGCAAAAACGGAATAATCTTGTCACCAGATAAAAATTCTAATAACCTTTGGTCTTTCAATAGTGACGGAGAATTGGGTTTACCGGGGCCATTGGTATTTAAAACCTTTATAGATTCCGGTGGCGGCTCCAGAGAATTGCCAGAACTTTTGGATATCTCTAAATCAGTTTTAGTTTTGGGTACCGGTTTTTATATTTTACCCGAAGGCAAAGAGGGTCAAATCATTTATTTTGTTCCACGCACCAATGTTAAAGGTGATTTTGCTACACAAATATACATTGCAAATGCCCGTTTCTGGTATATGCTCAACGGACAAAAAACTAGTGCAGAAGGACCTATGTTTTGGGTACCTTGGGATCTGGTTTTAGATTATCTAGATCCGTATGATGGTATTTTACCTTCTGTTGTAACGGCTATCTTCACAGAAGGAGCTTGGAATCTTTCACAAGGCGGAAGGGCAGATGGTTATTATCAAATAGGCTCTAACATCAGAGGTTAGTCTTGAAAAACCGTCTACTATTGTAATTACATTATCCATATGGCAGATCTTACAGTAACTCCAACCAGAAACGCTAGCACTAATCGGAATTTTATATCTAGCATTCTGCAAAGATTACCATATGTTTCAGCAGATTTACAAACAGATACAAACAATCCAAAGTATGAACTGTTTGATAAATTGTCTAAAAGAACTGAATTTCGTCTTCTTAAACAATCTGTAATCACTGGTGAGGCAATGAGAGCTGAGTACGGTGATGGCACTAAAGGTTCTTTTGGTACTCAAAACCCTTATCACAAATATATCTATGCTAATATAGATACAGATAAGGTTAGGCGCATTTCAGAATATAGAAGAATGGCTTCATTTGCAGAGGTGGCAGATTGTTTGGATGAAATCTGTGATGAGTTCATTGTTAAAGATGAAAATGAACAAATATTACATTTAAATTTTTCTAGTTTTTGTGATTTGTCTTCAGAAGAAAAAATAGAATTAAAAAAAGAATTTGAAAAATTTATTAATGTCTATGATTTAGAGCACAAAGGATGGGGTTATTGTAGACAATTGCTTGTAGAGGGTGAGGTCTTTTTTGAAAACATTACCTACAAAGATAAAACCGATTATGGCATAATTGGAGTTTTAAATGTTCCAGGAGAATTAATTAACCCGGTTTATGACAATATACAAAACAATGTCATAGAAAATTTTACATTTCAAAAGCCAATTAATCTTCAGCAAACTCCCACTCATCAACTTTCTAATCATCAGGCTAATAAAAGTCCGGCAAATACCCTCCAACAACAAATTATAACCCTACAATCCAATCAAGTTACCTATATACATTCTGGATTGTGGAACGAAGATCACACTATCCGCATTCCTTTTATAGAAAATTGTAGAAGAGCTTATAAAATGCTCTCTTTATGTGAAGATGCTATTATTATATACCGTCTAGTAAGAGCCCCAGAACGCCTTAAATTTACCATTGATGTAGGAAATATGCCTCCAGCAAAGGCCGAATCTTATATCAAAGGATTAATGCAACAGTATTATTCTAAACAGGTTTATGATGGAGGAGTTAATTCTTCTGGACCAGCCAGCAATTCCTATAATCCTCAGTCCATGTTAGATAGTTATTGGTTTGCTCGCAAGCCGGGTGAAAATGGATCAGACGTTCAAGTATTGCAAGGCGGGGATAATTTAGGTAAGCTAGACGATTTGATGTATTTTGTAGGAAAACTTTACAAGAGTTTAAAAGTTCCTATTTCCCGTCTCAATCCTAATGAATCTTTTAAAGATGGTGCAGAAATTCTCAAAGAAGAGCTTAGATTTGCTAAATTTATTGTTCGTTTACAAAATCAATTTGCCCTCGGGATTAAAAATTCATTTATCAGTCATTTAAAAATAAAAGGTTGGTGGCAAGAATACAAGCTCCATGAGTCTTATTTTAGTTTTGAATTCAATCCACCTTCAAATTATTTTGCCATAAGACAACAGCAATTGGTAGAATTAAAACAAAAGAATTTCTCTGATATGTCTCAGAACGAAGGTATATCTAATATCTTTGCACAAAGGCATTACTTAGAATTTAGTGATGCTAAGATTAGTGAAAACATGGAATGGATGCGCAAAGAAGCTGCATTCAAATGGGAATTGGCACAAATAGCCAATGCTGGACCAAACTGGAGAGAACAAATAGAAGCAGCACAAGAGGCTGCTCAGTCAGTAGAAATGGGCGGGGGTGCTGGAGGAGGTGGAGGAGGTGGAGTCAGTGGGTCAGCTATACCAGAATTTGGATCACCAGCAGGAGGAGTCAACATTCGCCGTTTCGTTTTTAGTACGACAGAAAATTAAGCCATAGATTTCCGGATTAAAAT